AGATTCTTCATCATCAGATTCTTCATCATCAGATTCTTCATCATCAGATTCTTCTTCTGATTTATTATCAGATTTTTCGTTAGATTTACCATTATCAAATTTATTATTAATTTTTATATCATCAATATTATTATTTTGTGATTTTGGTAAATTATCATTAAATTCTTTATAAATTTTTCCAAATTCTTTTTTATCTGGATCATCGGATTCTAGTAACATAGAAATCATTTCATCAATATGATTAATATTATTTTCAATATCAGCTACTTCTTTTTTATATAATTTTTTTAATTCTGCCTGATTTTGTTTTGGATTATATGATATCTTGTACTTATATTTATTTATATATTCAAATGCTTGTTTATGTTTTGTTTCTTCGGAGTTAGAAAATATAATTTTTAATTCATTATTATGTTTTTCAAGAACATTGATTAATTTTTTTAATTCTGTCGTGAATCTTGATGTATCTTTATCCAATGTGTTAACTTTATGGACGATTAAATCTCTAAAATCAGTTATTTTTTTTGTATAATCTTCATTTTTGAGGATATTTTTATATGGCATATTATTTCTTCCGGAGTACCATCTAACTAATTGGTCTGGTAATTGATTTGAGACATTAGATTTTGGATATGTTATTTCAAGTTTTTGATATTCCTTAACGGCGGTTTTTGTATCAGTTTTTTCATCTTTTATTGGATTTATAATTAATTCAACTATTTTTTCTTTTGGCATGTGAAGGGATTCAATATTATTAATTTTTTGTAATTGATTAGATTTTATAAATTGCATTCTCTGCATAAACTCAGGATTGGATATAACACCTATTTTATCATTAATGATTGGATTATTGTATATATTTTTTGTTTTAAATCCATCAATTAATCTATTAGAATTCATAATATTAATAACGATGATAAATATAATTATATATCAGACATAAATATATATGGAACATAAATTAAAAAAATACGATTATAAATTAAATAAATTAAGGAAGGAATTATTTGATGATATAATACATGCAAATTTAGTTGGTGAAATAAATATTGATGAAAACATAATAATTATTTATAAATATAGAAATGAGTTTAATGTTATATCTGACATTGATAAAAAGAATTTTAAAAGTTATGGCGAATTCTATAACTATATGAAAACCATTATTAATAACAAAAATGTAAGTATCAAGATATATACATTTTATGATGGAAAGAAAAAAACGTTTTATGAGGGCGAATTTAATTTAAAGCTTTTGAAAAGTTTTAATGTTGACGAAATAGTTGATTGTATTAGAAAAATAGTATCTAAATTTATAGAATGAAAAGAACTAAATATTCAAATAAAATATATAATTTTATTGGAAATGTGTCTATAATGCATTATAATCATAATTATATTAATAAAATATTATTATTATTTAGAAATATCATTATAAAAAAACCAGATATTATAAATTCATATAAGTTAGAAAAGCATTCAATAAAAAAATATTCTAAATTAAATGATTTAATATATAATAATAATTTTATTTCTGATGATATTAAATTATTGGCTAATTTATCAGAATTATATTTTGAATATTATTTAACGGATAATATTAGTATTTATTTATATTACATAGAGAGAAAACCAGATATTTGTTTAATTTTAAAGATCGTTAAGTTAATTAGATATTTAGGTTCAAATAATGATCATTTAACATTAATAATATTTTATGGTAACCAACGAAAACAGTTGACACAACAAAATAAAATTACATGTGAAAATGTTAATTCAGGATCATGTATACGTGGCGATTCAATAATGATTTGGAGAGAGGAGGAATTTTATAAAGTGTTAATACATGAAATGATACATTTTGTTTCATTGGATAAACCGGATTTAGATTATAAATATAATTTTAAATTCAATATCAAGGGAGAAAATAGTTTAAATGAATCATATACGGAATTTTTAGCAATTACTATTAATTCTATTGTTGCATCTGAATTGCTACATGAAGATATTGATATGATATTGACATATGAATTTTATTTTTCATTATTTCAGATAGCAAAAATATGTAATTTTTTTGGAATTGAATATATTGAAGATTTATTTAATATGACGAAAAAAACAAAATTTATACAAACAACATCTGTTTTTAGTTATTATATCATAAAATTTTTACTATTATGTGATTGGAATAATTTTTTACAAAATGAAAATATAGATTATAATAAAATTATTAGTAATAGAAATTGTTATCAATTAGTAAATGAGCAGATAAAAAAAATTAAAAAAGATGATAATTTTATTTATTTAACGATGAGAATGACCGCGATTGATTATATATGAAAAAAAATGAATTATTAATATTTAATATAATAATTCATTCAATTAAATATCAATAAAATTTAAAATATGACGACATATTTAATGTTTGAAAAGTCATATGAAAAAGATGTGGGTTATGATAATGAATTTACAATTAAATATAATATTGATAATATTTTTGATTATAAATTTGAATGTGATACCGAAATAAATGCGTCTGATTTAGGTATTGAAGAATTGGATAAAAACTTATATTCAATAATATTATTTCGTCATGAAAAAATTAAAATAATTATTATTGGTGTTGATAACAAAATATTGACTGACTACGTTATGTCTGAAAATATTGATAAAATTCCTAATTTATCTTTTTTATTTGAATTATGTAAATTTCATATAAATTATGAAAGCTATTCACATAATATAAAGTTAGATAGGATTAATGAAAATGTATTTAATATCAATGAAAAAATAAATGAAATAGATACTACAAAGTTAACTGATAAAATTATTAAACAACCAATTGAATGTAAAGAGAAATTATTTAATTATCAGAAAAAAAGTATATATTGGATGCTGGACAAAGAAATTAATAAATTTTCATATTATTCAAGAGGAATTGGAAGTATTTGTTTTGGTAATGTTTTGTATAACAACGAACAATTTACATTATGTCCAGATAAAAATAAAGTAATATTTCTTGGGGGACTATTAGCGGATGTAGTTGGATCAGGAAAAACATATGAAATTTTAACGTTATCTGTATTAAATCCGCGGATAAATGTACAATATATACAACAGGGACTGAGAAGATTATGTAGTAGAGCAACATTAATAATTTGTCCTAATCATATATGTTGTCAATGGAAAGCGGAAATTATAAAAATGTTAAACAAAACTTTTAATGTTGTATGTTTATTTACATTAACACATTATAAGAAAATTACATATCAGGATTTATTAGATGCTGATTTTGTAATTATTTCTAATAAATTTATTTATAATAAATTATTTTTAAAAGATTGTTTTGGAGAATTTGAAAAAAAAAATTCAGTATTATTTACGTATTATAATCCGGAAGTTTTAGAAAGTAAAATAAATAATTATTTTGATATGATTGAATATGATATTAAAAAAATTTTTGAAAAAAAACCAAATATTTTTATAATAAATTGGCATAGAGTGGTAATAGATGAATTTCATGAAATAGATTTAGATGCTAAATACAATTTAATATTATCAATATCCGGAAATAATAAATGGTGTCTAACAGGAACTCCAATTAATAATTTTGAACCATTATTAAAATTCATAATCAAAGAAAATTTTATTCTAGATATCGGAATTAAAAATTGTATTGAAAAACATAGTATATTTAGAAGAACAGTAGATATTAAAAAAGAATTTAATTTAAAACCGATTAAGGAAACAATAATATGGATAAATTTATCACAATATGAACGAATAATTTATAATTCAATGGTACTAAATGGATATGAAGATAGTAAGACATTAATGCAAATGTGTTGTAATTTAAAGACAGTTGATGGATTAGTTAAATTAATTAATGATTATAAAACAATTGATGAAGTTGATAATGAAGTTGCTAAATATTACGAAAAACAAATTAAAAATTTTCAAATTCAAATTAATAAAAAAAATAAAAAAATATCAATATTAAAAGAAAAATTAAAACAACCAAAAGAATTAACTAGTAGTGATATAAAATTAATTAATGAACATATAGATAAATATGAATGTAAAATAAAATTGATTGAAATTGAATTGAATGGAAAAAAAACATCATTGAATTATTTCACAAAAACAATAGAAAATGTCAGAAATAAAAGTAATGATGATAATGAAAATACATGTCCTATTTGTTTAGATGTAATTAATAATAATTCAATGTCAATGTTAATATGTGGTCATATATATTGTTCTAAATGCATAAATATTTATATGAAAAATAATAATAAATGTCCTTTATGTATGAAAACTATAAATGAAAATGATGTTTATAGAATTGGTGCTAAAATTAAAGATTCAAGTGAAAAACTAGATGATGATGAAAAATTAATAAAAACTATAGGAACAAAGTTATCAAATTTAATATGGTTTATTAAAAAAGATACTAAAAAAAGAATAATATTTTCACAATGGAATCATTTATTACATCAGGTTGGACAAATATTAAATGATTCTAATATTAAAAATGTATTTTGTCAAGGTAATATTTGGGTAAAAAACAAAGCTATTAGAGATTTCATGGATAATGATGATATAAATATAATAATGATGTCTTCTGAATATACAATAACCGGAACAACTTTAACCAATGCAGAACAAATAATATTTTTAGATCCTGTATATGGATCGGATGAGAATATTATAAATACAGAATGGCAGGCGATTGGAAGAGCATATAGAATTGGTCTAAAATATCAACTTGAAATTGTTAGATTTTTAGTGAAAGATTCAATTGAAGAGGAATTATTTAATAAACGAAGTAAAAAGTGATTATATTTAAATATTTTAATATTTTATTAAATATTAAAAAAATGTCAGATTCAGAATCACCGTCAACAGATAATATGATTACACCAAAAGAACAAGTCGTTGCACCTATTGGAACAGATTTAAAAAAAATATTTTCACCATCCGAAATATGTCATTATAAAACGATTAATAATTTTTTTAAAAAATGTGATATTCGTGAAATAAGTAAAATGATTCAAATAATAGATAAAAAATCCAAAATATCTTTAAGAATATTAGATTGGTTTGTTACTAAATATTCAAAAAATAATAATGTTTGTTCATCTAATAATTACAATAAATATGTTGATTTTTATATTGAATATAAGGCAATCCTAAAAACATACAAGAAAAAATATTTTGATCCATTTAGAAGACGTTTAAATTTTTATTATTGTTATGATAAAAAACATAAATTGTATATACAAACAACAATTGGACAACTTAATTTTTTCAAATGGGCAATAACATTTGATGTAATTAATTATGTTGATAAACATTACGATAAAATAGTTAATAGTATGAATACAGATAATAAAAAAAAGAAGGAAGTTATTAAAAAAAAGAATAAGATTATTAGTACACCTATACGTTTACAAAATGATTCAGATGAATTAAAAACAATTTATAGTTTAGAAAATAATAAATTTGTAATAAATTTATGAATAACCAATTAATTATTATTTTTAATAATAATTATTCATTTAAAATTTTCAATAACCATTTTTATATTTTTTAATTTATCCATATTTTCATCTATTTTAATATTAATATCGTTTCTTGATTTAGATATTAATGTTTTAAATGATATTAAATTATCCAATGTCTTTTTATTTTTTAATAATAATGATTTAAACATAATCTAAAATTTATCGGAACTTATCGGATCTATATCATTTACTACCATATTAATTTTTTCATTTTGTTCCTTAATAATCCTTGTTAATTCATCTATTTTTTTGAATAAATTTAATTCAATTGCTGATAATTGAACAATATCACTCTTTAATTCATCATAATCATTTGATATATCATCAACAATTGATTTTAATAATAGTAATATATGTTTATTAATATCATTGCTATATTTATTTAATTGACATTTTTCTATATCAGATGTATTGCTTCTTATTTTTTCAATTGAAATATGTTTTGAAATACTATCTAATAACATAAATTCAAATTTCTTTAATTTGTTTCTAATTGTTTTTTGTAAACATATATCAAATTTTGATATTTCATTTTGTAATTTTGTATTTATAAATTTATATACACTTTTAAATAAATACATTGAAATAACAATGTTATTGTAAAAATCCGATTGAACAATTTTAGAATCATTCCATATAAATTGCTCTATAACCGGTTTTGATTTATCATTTTCAATTGATTCCAAAAATGTAGGAACTAACACTATATTTTTTAATAATTGATATGTTGTAAATGACTTTCCATCGGGAAATATAAATTTATTATTAGTTACATCATATGTTATATCAATAACACTTATATTATCCATGGTTTCTTTATTGTCATTTATAATTTTAACTTTTCCTCCAATATTTACTATATCTTTATCTTTGACTTTAGCTTCATTAATTTCTTTAT